CAGTCCGTTGCTATCTACCCTTGTAGCAGTTAGGTTTGAACCTCTTGTAACATACAAAGGCGCACCTCCACCTACGGGTTTAACGGTATAGGCTTTTCCATCTTTTGATGCTCCGAAACTTGATAAGAGCATTATTTGTGCATCGTCGTTAAAACTCATTACGGATTATCGTTTAAAAATTCCAAATCTGTTTGACCGCAAGATGGACATTCTACTACGCCTCCATCAGCTTCAGTATCTTGTACAAACCTACTTGTTTGTGCAGGAGCAGGATTACCAAGACTTGCATAGACTATACCCCATCCAATAGCGTTATCTCTACCAACCCCCCACCAAGTGGTATCATATATCTTTCCGTAACTCATTTTTTTTCTGCTTTTTTAGGAAGGTCTTTAGCTTCTTTACATTCACTTCCTTTGGCTTATACGTTCTTATAGTACCCATCCCGTTGAATATCTAGTCCTTTGATTAGGGTACATATCGTCATTGGTGTTTGTGTAGTATTCAGGATACTTGCTAGGTGCTTCAAAGTTTAGGTAGTCTAGCAACCTTCTACGATAATGATCCCCTATATCTTTTTGCCTTTGCACTAAGGCGTCAATTTCGTTTTTGGAGGGCGTTGTGCTGTTCTCGCTTTGGTGTCTAAAGATCCCACCATTTGCGATCTCGTAACCATGAAACAAATAAAAGTCAGCAGCAGCCAAATGACACAAGACAGGTTGAACATACGTCACTAGAAGTGTATTGTAGTCAGTAGTTAGATTGTCATTCTCCACCCCGTCTATAAGTTTCTCAAATAGCTTTGTTCCAAGTATGTCTTGAATATGTATATCCTGTGCGCTCTTGATAAAAGGCGTGATCTTGTCTGTATCTACATTCCCGTTTATAGGGGTTAGTTTCAATATGTCTTGACGTCTTACTAATAGTACCTGTGCCATCTTAATTCAATTTTCCTCGTGAGGGTGTGTCTATTGGCTTCGTAGAAACTTGTGCAGGATTGCTTGGTATTGGCGCACCCTTTCCTTTTGCTTCACTTACGCTTGATACACGTTCATTTTCTAGACCTTTAGTGGTACTCTTAGGTAAGAATTGTCCACCCTCTGCACGCTTGCGGAAGTAGACCTTTCTAGTCCAAAAGTGATGGCAGTATGCACCGCCTTTCCAAAGCCAAATTGAGTACGTTGACTTACCTCTAGGTGCAAATTGTCCGTTTACACCTTGTGATCCCATTTTAAGGATATCCTCTTTACGATATACCACCCCGTCCTTGCTCGCAGCAACCATTCTTGAACAAAAATCACGCGAGTTTGCGCTATCTCGTTTTGGAGCGTAACCATAACGAACCTTGAATAGACCTCTGTCTTGATCACTTTTGGCTTGCGGTGTGGAATATGATCTATAGAAATTATATCGCTGCTCATCTTCATCGTAATCTGTGACAGGCACTTCTTCAATCAAGTCCCATTCGTTCTCGTCCACTATTTCACCAACACTTGACAGGTGTTCTAACCACATGTTTATGTGATCGCTGCTTAATTCCACACGTCCTTCGTCTGTATCTACATGACCTGTGCAACATGATTGGCTAGATAAAGCCACTCCCGTTTCTTTCTCGCGCGTTTCTTCGTCTACTTGGTTATTTGCTAGGTCTGTAAATTCAAGTGGCTGTAATGTCTTAAAATAAAGATCTAACGAGAAGCCATTAACAGCTAGGATATTGTCCACAGCCTCTATGATTATTCTTTGGAATGGACGGATCACCACATTGTCAAACAGCGTAGAAGCCGTTTTAAGTTCCTCCGCGTTATTCCCTAACCCTGTTTGGTCTTTGATGCCTAAAAGCATGGGAGAAGTGATCCTATGAGCCACCATGACCTTTCTCATGCACTCACTAGACAAAAATTCATATTGGTTAGATGCTTCACTTAACTGCACAGGCTCAATAGATGCGCTGCTGTCCTTGCTGTCATTAAAAGCAAGGATAAAGCGTCCTGAATTGCTAGATCCTGTAAACTTGCGTGTGATGTCGCGTTCTATTTCGTCTTGTTCCTCTTCGGGTGGTACTCCGTTATGGAAGTTGATCAACATGGAAGGAGCAAGCCCGTTCTTGATATTATTCAAATGGTAGTTGGCTACCTCCTGCTCTAGTTCTGCGTATTGTAGACCTCCTTGATAGTCAACAGGACTGAAATAATAGTTACCTGTTGAATATGGTTTGATGCAGTAAATGCTTTCATTAGCCTGTTCATCGTAACCAAAGGCAGGAATACGGACAGGTTTAAACTCTTCTTCTCGGATCTTAGTCCAATCTGCACTATAGTAGTAGGCTTCAACGTCCCCGTCTTTATTTGCTTTCTCAGGACGTAACGTCTGCACAGGAAAGTGCATAGCCCTTACATATCTTTTGCCGTTCTTAGACTTAATGAGTTGAAACGTAGCTTGACCTAGCATCTTTAGATCTAGACAAATCTTACGCATGCAGTCGTCTTTGAATATCGTTTTGACCTCTAGGTATCCTTGCAAGTTGCGATCTGCTTGCACAGCCTCTAGACCTTCTCCGTAGATCATGTCTGCTATTCCTTTGATGGCTGCGTTGTTAGTTGGACTTGAATGATACAAGTCTATGAGGTATTGGTAGTAGTTGTTGTCTACGCCATAGGATACATAGTCATTCTGCTTGTCCTCAACAATCTTAGGACTTGTGTAGCTATTCAGTTGTAAGAACCTCATAAAGTGATGTATGTTTGATTATTTGCCGTTGGCAGGATGTTGTCCTCATAGTACATTGTGTACTTATCTAGACTCTGTCTAGTGTCACAGGCAAACGCCACCCCTCTAAAAAGAATTTTATTTGTAGATCTGTTATAGACCTCTGTAGTATAGAACCTTTCATCAATCGTAGTCAATAAAAATTCAATTACTAGCTTCTTATTGGTTATAGTTCTTGACGTAATTTCTCCACCTACCTCTGCATTCTTTTGTTGATCTACTATTCTAAGTCCATATTGACTAATAGCCTCTCCTGTAAGAATTTCTCTAGGAAAGCAAGTTATAGATTGATAGATGTTCTGTGAGTTCAATATCGTCATATCAATATAACGCGCTGCGCTTCATTTGTCCGTAAATGAAAAGGGACTGCCTCATGGCAGCCCCCCTCCTAACAAGCATACTAAAAACTAAAGTCATAGTATTCGTCCATGTATCCAAACACTATGTTTACAGGATACCATTTGTCTTTACTCCACTCGTCTTTACCTTGCGCTCTCCACTTGCCCCACTTAAAGCGTAGTTCTGTGGTGTTCCCTGTACGCTCATATCTATAGTTTTGAGCATCCGACATGCCTCTGTCATCTGTGCGTATTGCTTTGGCACGTTCTATAGTGCATCGCTTGCCGTCTTTAGACACCGCATTCACAAAGTATGCGTGCCTGTCTGTCCACATCAATTCTGTAGCCCCTTTACCGACTACAGGTGGTGTGGGATCATTGCTTCTCAAATGGTTCATTAGCGAACCTGTTTCTGTACCTAGTTTCATTCTTCCTCTTCTTTAAAGTATTCTAGTAAATAACTTGATTCCATTTGGTGATCTTCTTGCACCTTGTCATAAAGTGCCGCGTATGCAAGTTGGCAGATATTAGTGATCTCGCCAAATTCTGCACTCATGTCTTTCCAATCGCTGTCAGCTAGTTCATAGGCTATAGCCCATGCGTCCGCATAGTAAATCACGCTGCGGTCAATTTCTTGGTAGATAAGGTCATTAATAAAGTCCTCGTCCACATCGCGGTGACTGCTGTATGCAGATGCTACCGCGTCCTCAATAACGTCTAGTACGTCATTCTTCCATTGGTTGTAAATAAACTTGTTTTTCATATTGCTTGTTGTTTAATTATAGTCTAAAGATAATACTTTTTTTGTAAATAAAAAATAAATTAAGAAAAAAAAAGGAGATCCGTAGATCCCCCTGTATTTTTAAAGGCTCATGGCATTAGTATGCCCTAGCTTTCTAAGCAGCGCATCACGAAATTCTAAACCACTACTAGTCCCACCAATACTCCACACCTTTAGCTGCGTCATAGTGTACTCAACATCATACGTTTTCCAATCGTAGATTGTAAACTGCTCGTCACCAAACTTTACAACCCACTCCTTCTGCACCTTGTCATCACCACTAGGATAGTCCCAAGTTGGTTCGCCTAGACATTCTACAAGTTCGGTGTAACGTACACCTTCTAAAGAGTCTACTTTGTAGCCTAGTGCTTGTGCAAATTCTCCTTCGCGTAATACTTTAATCTGTTTCATGTTATTGCTTGTTTAATTCTTTGCTAATATACAACCATTTTTTTAATTACCAAAAATAAATGCAAAAAAAAGTGACCCCATATAGAGATCACCTTCGCAGACAAAGATACAGGGATCTTTAAATGTCACTTATGTAAGTTGAACTAGTCGTTACTCCTACATTGGTCAAAGTATCGTCTAGAAATTCTGCAGGTTGACGCTCCATACCTGTCAAGGTAAGAGTGTAGCCACTAGAATCACCCATAGCAGCACCTCTTGTGATGTTTCCTGCTGTTAAATCCATACCAAATTCTGCACCTGCTAGGAATATGTTTCCGTTGTTATCCTCCACAAATACCTTCGGGCGGTTGGTTGCAATAAATTTGATCTCCTTATGACTTTTAGGAGTCAACTTTTTTAGATTCAATGTAAGTACCTGCTCATAGAAGGTAGTTCCATTTTCTCGTGATGAAGTGATAGTTTCATTGAAGTCACTTGTCCCACGTAGTTCGTATTTAAACGTCTCAGGAGTCCCTGCTATTGCTGACACCTCTCCGTCCGTACCACCATAGGTGATATCATCGAATGTGAAAGCATCAAAGTTAGATAGGTAGACCGCCTGTAATCCACCTACTACATCCTTACAAGGTTCTAGACGTCCTGCTGCAATTTGACATGCCATAGTTATTTCTTATTAAAAAAGGGCAAGCAAGCATCTGCCTACCTGCCCTCTTGATTAAACTTCAATCAATCTTATGAGTGATACAATACCACGTCACCTGCAATACCAATCTGTACACCTGCTGTGTATCTCATGATCACACGAACATTTTGAGATCCATCGACCTCGCTCATGTCTATGACCTTAACCTCGTTATGATCGCTCAATAAACCTGTTCCAAAGAATAGGTTATCACGATATGTTGCTACAGCAGTATTATCTGCCAATCCATTAGCAACAAAGATCTTTACACCATCGAATGATAGTTCGCCTCCGTTGTACCATTGAGTACCTTGATTGTTTGTACCTGATGCTCCAATCGTAGCAACAAATCCACCTAAAGCACGAACGTATGCTCTTGCAATGTTTTGCGATACATAGATAAACATATCCTCGCGTCCGTACAAAGTAGAAGGAATCTTATCAACGATAGCACCTAACTTTGTGATCACATTTGTAGAGTCTACTGCTGCGTGTGAACCTACGTCAATGACGTCACTATCAGCAAGAGCCAAAGTAACTAATCCGTCAAATTCACCTGAGTTGGCATTTACACCTTCCCAAATAGTCTGCTCCGTTTTTTGAGCAACCTTTGCAGCAACGTGTGCTAACAAGAAGTCACTAAACTTAGGAGGCAAAGAGTCATAAGCACTAAAGCCCATTTGCTCTGCTTCCCAATCGGAACGAAAATCCTTTTTACATAATTCCAAATTCACTTGAAATTCCTCAGGTTGTAAGATACGTTCTGCTAAAGTGATCGTAGAAGTATCTGCGAAATCACATGAAGCGTTAGAAACGATTGCGTCTGTACTTAGAGTCTTTACGACCTCTTTGTACTTTACGTTTGGCTTGATAAGGACACCGCCCTTATCAAGAGTGTTCGCAGAAAGCAATGCAGCAGAAATGTACTGACCTGCAAATTGACCTTCATACGTTGTGGTTATGCTAGTTGTTGTAGCCATGACTTATAAGTTTATAATTTTATAATTAAGTAGTAAATGTGATACCACCTGCTGTTCTTCCCATGCCTTCAGCATACCAAGTAGTGCCGTCACAATGAAATTTTATGTAGTCTCCCACCTTTGCAGTACCACCAATAAAATTGACGTTAGTTTCAGCGATACCTGCTACTGACGCACCATTAACGATAGCAATACCTTCTATTAAGCCTGCTGCTGCTGAAGAAATAACATAATTATCACTTCCTGTAGGTGCTGTTCCTACCATCATTTTAAAGTTATATCCTGCTTCAGGAGCAGGCAAAGTAATAGCAATACCTGAGGTATTGTTCATAAAAAACACTTTACCGCTATCCGCACCTGTTAAGGTTTGGTCTGCGGTTATTGATACAACATCTTCTTTATGTCGTATAGGTGGGTTTGAAATGTGTAATAATGTTCTAGACATGTTAATTTATTTTAGAAATTTTTTCAAATACTCTTTGAGCAGTAGTCATAGGACCATTCTTACCAAGACGTACTTGGGATTTAGCCTCTACGTTTCCTTCAGGGCTATGTGAGATACCCTTAGAAGCAGGTTCTTCTGCTAACTTAGCTTGTACCTCTTCAAGATCTTTTTCTGTTGCTGATAGCTGTAATTCGGCTTGCTCTTTTTGTGATGCTAGATTAGCAAGTTCTTCCTTCATGCTAGCAAATTCACTTTTTAGGCTTTCCATTTCAGCAAAGAAAGTTTCACGAGAAATGGTTTCGCTCTCAAGAACCTTCTTAGGCTCCATCACTTTTTCTTCGGCTTCAACCTCTACGGCTTCCTCAACAGGCTCTTCCTCTTTCTCTTCGGCTTCCTCAATCATATCCTTGATAACACCAATATCATCGACTACCATGATCTTGCCGTCCTCCATTTTATAAGAGCCTTCAGGCATAGCCATTTTCTCTTTATCCTCGGTGACTACAAATACTGATTCACCCGACTTAAATTCTTGGGCTTCAACCATAGTGCCGTCCTCTAACTTTTGTTCTGCTAGAGTTACCTCAACAGCCGCTTTCTCGTTCATACCAAGCGCGACCATGATCTTGTTTAATGTAGTTTGTGCATTCATATCAATAAAACTATCTAGTTTTTCTATGTCGTATTTTTACTCGTCTAGCTGACCTAGTTCTCGTAATTTGTTTCTTGACCACCCTAGAGCAGCCTTACCTCCCCATAGCAAATATGATATAGTTCCACATGCTTTGGTGTCGCTTGGATCATAGTCCTCTTCTGCTCTACTTAGGTAGCTATACATGCGCTTTATCGTTTTCACGCTTAAAGGACGTCCTTGGCTGATTTGCTGCGCTCTTATCTTACCTGTTTGGGTTGCGCACTTATTATTGACTTTCTCGTTTAGAGCAATACCACGCTTCGCGTTGTTTCGGATACCTTGACCATAGTCAGCATAGCTTTCAAAGTCCTCGCGTATGATCTTACGAACTGCCTCTAACTTGCTTTCTATGTCGTAGTTTCTCTTTTTTTCCTCTTCATCTTGCTCTCTACGTTTACGATCAATAAACCAACCTTCTATGGAAAAACCTTTCACAGCACCCGTTTTGACGTACTCTTTCCATACGTCCTCGTTTTCTACCTTCATAGTGACCATCCATGTACCCTCTACAGGATTAAGTCCATATAACGCGCTCTTGTCGCGTTCAGGATCTTCGACTATCCATGATTCTACTACACTAAGACCTTCTAGTTTAGCCTCGTGTTCTAACGTGGTCTTGTTTTGATTACCCTTTTGCAAGAATAGTTCTGCTGCTCTACGGATAGTGGCTTTACTGAAATAAACGTAGTATTCCTTATCATCGTCTAGCCTGTAGATTGGCTTGTTAGGAATCAATGCTGCACCTATAAGAATGCGTTTGTCTTGATCTACCTCTGCAAACTTGACTTGTTGCTGTTGGTCTTTGAGTGCTACAAAGTCACTTTCTATTGCAGGATGCTCTACGATTGAAATGGCATCTATACCATTCAATACAGCGTCCTCGTCTAAAATTAGTTCTACTATATCTACCATACTATTATAACGTGTTATCCTGCCAATGTCGCGTTTTGAGTAACGTGTCTATCTAGGGACGCGTTGCTGTTTATGTCACCTTGTGTGACGTAGGCTCTTTGCGGTTCTTGACTTTGGTTAAACAATGATCCTATCTGTGTTTGTTCTGTGCCTCCTATTAGACTAATGCTTGGACCACTTGCTGCTTGTGGACGGGGTGCTGATCCACCTTGTACTCCTGTGCTGTTAAATTTAGTAGTCGCGATCTTACGCACATTAGCAAATCCTGCTATACCTGCAATCACCGAATTAGCTAGACGTAGTGGGAAAGGAAGCAATGTGTCACCACCTTTCGCAGCCATAGCATCTGTGATGGCTTGGTAGGTACTCATGAGTGTCTGTGCAATCTGCACTTGCTTCTGTATTTGAAAGGCTCTACGCTGTGATTTCTCGCTGTCCCCTGCAAAGGCTTGTGCTAGACTTGCTATTGCAGCAAGACTACCTGATATGATATTCTTACGAGCATCCTGTGTAGCCTTCTCCATAGCCTCCGCTTGTTTATCTGCTTTGGCTTTGGCTTCTAGCTTCTTCTTCTCTAGTTCCTGTGCGTCCTTAAGTTCTTGTGCTTCGCGCTCCTTACGTTTTTTCTCTGTTTCCGCGATGGCTGCATCACGTTCTGCTTGTGCTTCTCTACGCACTCCTGATAGTTGTGCAGTCACCGCTTTTTGCTTTCTAAGACGTGCAGTTTCAAGTTCGATTAGTCGCGCTTCTAGCTGTGCTTCTTCGTCCTTATCTTCTTTGGTGCTTTTACTCAATTTGTTCTCTTCGCGCTTGGCTTCAAAACGTAGACGTGCAGCAGCAATTTCTTGCTGTGTGATAGCCTCTTCGATAGCAGCAGCCTCTTCTAGAAAGGCTATACGTTGCTCTGCCGTAAAGTTCTCCTTATCCACAGCCTTATCTAACAATTCTGCACGTTCGCGGTCTGCATTAGCACGATCTAATATAAGTTGACGCTCTGCTTTATCTGCTTTGGCGCGCATATCTGCTATTTCCGCTGCTATTTTCGCCTCTCGTTGGTTCTCTTTTATAAATTCTCCAACCGCTTCTGTAGCGTCCGCCACTTTATCTGTGACGTTCTCTACTCCTAAGACTACTTGACCTACTGCATCTGCAGCAACCTTGCCTGCTTCACCAAATTTACCTTGAAATAGCAATCCTATAGCCTCACCAAGTCTAGGAACTAACTTAACAAGACCTTCAAACCTGTTTACAATGTTTTCCTTTATGAGATTGGCAAAATTAGATATAGCTTCCTTAGGGTTTTCAAAGGCTTCTATAATGCTCTCTCCTAGATTAGCAATAAGATCTACAAAGTTGCCTGTCACAGCACCTATGACACCCATCAATTTAGCAAACTTATTCTGCCCCTCTTCGCTGCTCTTAAACGCTGTCACGACTGCACCAATAGCAATGACCAAAGCCCCAAGACCTGTTGCTGCAATGGCTACCTTCAATGATTTAAAAGCACCAATACCTTTCTTGACACTTGCTATCACGCCTGTGAACTTACCAATGAAGCCACCCGTCATAGAATCGGCTGCATTCCCAACGTCCTTGACGCTTGTTTCGGTGTCTTTTATGTCCTCGTTAAGGTTGTTGACGTTTTTCTGCGCGTCCTTAGTATCAACCTTTGCCTTTATATAGATCTCTTCTGCCATTTGGCTGTTCTTTTAATTTGTTCCCACGCCTGTTTCCAAGACGTTATTCTTTCGTATTTCCCTTTGGCTATCTCTACCCTTTCGCTGACATTGTAAAAGTCATTTACAGCCAACATGTCTAACACCTTTGTGATCATATTATAAATGCGCTTAGATTAGCAGTAATGTCATAATTGGTACTACCTGATCCTGACGGCTTCTTGATAGCTATCTTAATTAGACCGCCTGCCACAACAGGTGTGATCGTAGATAGTGTGATGCTGTTCGCGTTGTCACTAGAAATTTCCTTTATAGCTACTCCGTTCAACAAGATTGCAATGTCTAAAGGATCTGCGCCACTACTATGGTGATAATTGAGATCTGCCATTATGTGTATGAATTCACTAGCCGTAGGGCTTATTGTGCCGTCCTCTTCAACAGGTGTTAAACCTGTTCCTATTTGATTAGTTAATGAGTCTGTGTATCCACCCACGTCTGTATAAGAAGTGGTTACTGCAATGGTATCTAATGTCTTGTTCATTTCGCAGTATATAGGACCATTCGTGTTTATCAAGCCATTGGTAGCAGCAAAAGAAAAGTTACTCTTACCTCCTGCTCCTACTAAAGTTGGTAGACCTGTCTGTACATAGTGTGTAAAGCGAATAGTGATCGTATTGTTCAACATAAGTTGCGTCCTAGTAGGAAACGCTAGGTTCTCGCTAGCAGGCGTGATATAGGTTGCAGGAAGTGTCACTACTCCTGTGCTGCTTGTAGTAGGGCTAGTGATTGTGACAGGCTCATAAGTGAATAGTTCTAGTTGCGCTTCACTTGTGTTTATGTTGTACTTGATGCTCTCAATCTTGTAGTAGAAGTCACCTATCCTAATGGTATTAGCTAGATCTAAATTAAGCCACTCACCAACAGGAATAAATGCCTTGATAGCAATTCTACGACTACTTGTAGCAAATAGTCTTGCGATATGACGCTCCCAATAGTTCTTGTACAGGGTATCTGTAGGCACTTGTTCTCCTAAGTTTTGCTCTAGACTAAAAGCCAAACTATAGCCGTCTGTTGCTGCTTCCTTTTGCATAGTCCCTGCATACGGATAGCTAGATCTTAAACTGCCTGCTGCATAATAGCTGTCGCTTGAATTTACCTCTGTAGCGTCCATGAAAAACAAGACCATATCATTACATGCAGGTGCTAGTGAATCGTCAAGCAAGATTGGCACAGGTAGATTAGTGACATCTATAGTCTTGTAATCTTTGTTCACTTTGTTCAACCTTTGTGGAGGCACAATACTGAAAGGGCTTTTGATCTCCAATGGTGCATCAGGAAAGTCTACATCAGGGTTATAAGACATGCTTCCAAAGTGTCTTTGGTTTCTGTCAAAAAATGCCTTGCTAGCCATGTCCTTCATTTCCTTAAATGCAAATGATATCTTACGGGGTATCTTAACTTTTTTGTGAGTGATGGTGCTTATATCTACATACTCTGTCCAATCCTGTGTACTGCCTCCGTCATACCATGCGTCCACGTTCTTTATAACGTAGTTCAACCCTGTCATGTCCTCGCGGTATAAGACAGCGTTAAATGTTGTTAGAACGCCTTGTATGAAGTCTGTAATCTTAACAGGAGGCATGATGTCTGCCACCCTTATTGTCCTACCCCCTCTGCTGTATGGTGATTCCGTACATGCAAAGGTGATGCTGTCTGCGGTAAAGGAATCTTGTGCAGCTATCTGTATAGTCACTTTGTCCCCTGCTTGCAAGTTCAACATAAAGGTGTCCGAGAAACTTGACAAATCTCTAGTTTTTTGGATCTCGTGGACTTTCGTGTTGTTGACAAAGGCGCATACTAGATACTTTGCTGTACTGAAACTTGGTCTTGCTGTTAGATCAAATGCAAAGCTAAATGAGTATCTGCCACTTATCGGCGCGGTGTATATTCCTGTTGTATGATCAAAGTTTCCATTAGGATCACTACCTTCTGTCGTATAGGTCTGTACTACAAATCTATTTTCACTTAGTGTAGCAGGTTGTGACGTGGCACTCGCTGTAAAGTTGTTGTTGGTCTTGATAGCAGGATCATGTAAATACCCTGCTTTCTCCACAGGCATCATAAATAGGTCATCGAAGTAGCCGTCACTAAATAAGTTTGTGCCGTTCAATGTGTATCCTGCGTGAGTTATACATGCAGCAAAGAGTGTCTTTAGTTTGATAGCAGGTCTTACATCGTCAATCGCAAATCCCCTTCCTGCTATAGCTATGTTTTGAGGTATATCTACATCTAGATCACCATACATGACACCTTCATAATGATCCCATAGTGGGTACTTTATGACACCGCTGAACAGGTTGTCTGTCCATGAGTTGGCTACATTAGTTTGATTAAGTGTGTGATCGTATGCACTAAGGTCTAAGTCTTTTAGCGTTTCTTCTCCATAGGTGCTTGCTAGGGACTTTATATCACCATAGAATACAATGCTATAGTCATGGGGTTGATTGTCCTTGAAACTTACTCCTAGCAATTCTATAACGCCTTCAAATAGCTCTAGCCCATGAACCTCTATTTTTGCGTCTACCTTGACGTGTGCATTGTATCCACCTACTATAGAAATATCATAGTAGTGATTAAATATGCTGTTGTTATGATCGGAAGCAGGTATCGTAAATGATTG